GATAAATTGAGGGGTATCTATCAAGATGCAGCAGGAATATTAGACGATGCCATTTTCTGGCGTCGTTTTCATGTTCCTTTATACTGCGAATATGGAAAACTCCATTCACTGAAGGAAAAACCAAATTGGATCAGAAAAGAGAATCTTCTCTTTCCCAATTTGGCTAGGCCTTCAGCTTCAATTGCACTCGAGAAATTTGAGTGTCAGAAGTTTGAATTTGATTACTATCAACGGATTCCTGAATTTATCAAGATTGATAAATCTCAAGCTACTTGTAACCTATGGTCACAAATTACTTGGGATGATCTTGGAAAATCCATGATTTCCATGTATAAAGCTCGTCAAAAATTTCATGATAATTATCGTAAAACTTGGACTCAGAAAATTGATACCAAGTATGATAATCCAATTGAAAACATTAATGAGGAATTCTGGTCTAACCAGATTGAACCTCATTTACCGTCTTCTCTTGGATTTGACTGTTCTCCACAAGGAGCTGTCAATCATCATACCTTAACATTTTCTACATTCCCTCCAGATGGTCCTTTACCTGTTCGGGTTCAACCAATTGTTGAACCTCTCAAGGTAAGGACTATCACTGCGGGAATCGGTGAGACATTTTGTCTTAAGCCTCTTCAGCGTGCCATGTGGCATGCTTTAGGGACTGAAGAACAATTTTGTCTAACTCACGGCACGAATCAACTTGAACCAGCCATTCAAAGGATCTATAATAATAGTTCCCTTGGTGATGTTTGGATTTCAGGAGATTACAGTGCTGCGACCGATTCTTTTGCAATTAGTGCTTCTAAAGCACTTTTGGAAGGAATTTTAGAGTCTATTGATCACGAACCCACAAAACGATGGGCAATGAAAGAAATTTCTCCTCATCTTTTAGTCTATCCTAAAGAGTCTGGTTTAACACCAGTTCTTCAGGAATCAGGCCAATTGATGGGAAGTCTTCTTTCATTTCCATTGTTATTTTACTCAATGATTGTACAGCGAAATTCGTTGGTCTATCTCCCCATCAATATCTAATTAATGGAGATGATATACTTATGCGAACTTCGGCTGAAAAATATCCTTTATGGAAGGAAAAAGTCCAAGATTTTGGTCTTTCTCTTTCCGCAGGGAAAAATTACATTCATAAGGACTTTGGAACTGTTAACTCACAATTGATTTGTGAATCACAAGTTCTGTGTTCCGGTAAACAGAGGGTTCTTGACCGTAGAAGTCAAGTTTTAGGAGAGTGTCTACGTGACCTTGAGATACTTATGGAGTCGGAGACCCCTGATGAAGTTCATGAGTTGTTTAAGTCGGTTAACCGAAGTAAACTACGAAGAACGGTCAGGAGTATTTCTGTTCCTGTTTCTCATGGTGGATTGGCCTTTAATTGGGGAAAACGAGATAATATTTCAAAGAGATCAAAAAGAACCGAGGTTCTTGTTTATCTTAATGATATGTTAAAG